AAACGGAAAGTCTTATGGGTTTGTTGTGAATGAATCTATTACAGTTTCTCAGGCGAATGGTTTCCTACGTTTTGTGAATGTTCCAATCTATGAAGGAACTCTTGTCACAACAAAGTACACAGTTGATTATAATAATCCAAGCAAAAGATATTTGTTGACAAGTGATAGAGCAGATACTACAACACTTAGAGTCAAAGTACAAAACTCAAACACTGATACTACTACCGAAACTTTTTCTCTTGCAACAGAAGTTACGGATGTTGGTGAACTGACACCAGCATATTTCTTACAAGAGAGTGACGATGGTAGATTTGAGGTTTACTTTGGTGACGGTGTTATCGGTAAGAAACTAGAAGATGGAAACATTGTCATTATGGAATACATTGTTACCAACAAAGATGAAGCAAACGGTGCAAACATCTTTGCTGCAACTTCTATTGGTGGCGAGAACAATGTTACTATCTCTACATTACAACAAGCAACTGGTGGTGCCGAACCTGAAACGATTCAGTCGATTAAGTATTATGCGCCCCTAAATTACTCTGCACAGAATCGTGCAGTTACCGCATACGATTATAAAGCAATCCTTCCTCGTATCTATCCTAACATTGATTCTATTCAAGTTTGGGGTGGTGAAGATAACGACCCCCCTGTTTATGGTAACGTCTACATTTCCATTCTTCCTTTGAGTGGAAACGTATTGACAGAGGCGCAAAAGGAAAGTATTATTCTTCAGTTGAAAGAATACAACATTGCATCTGTTCGCCCAGAGATTGTAAACCCAGAATTTATTTACGTTGTTGTATCTGTAAACTTTAGATACAATCCAAACGTTACAACAAAGAGTGCCGCAGACTTGGTGTCTGAGGTTTACGATACTGTGGAAAATTATAGCAAAAACACTTTACAAAAATTTGATCAGATGTTTAGGTTCTCAGAGCTTTCTCGTTTGATTGACACTACAGACAATTCGATTCTTTCTAACATTTCAAATGTTCGTGTTTACAAAAAGATTTATGCTCAACTTAATACAAGTAAGCAGTATGTTGTAAAGTTCTACAATAAAATCTATCACCCACATGATGATGAGCCTCCAGTTATTACATCTACTGGATTTACTGTGGCAGGCGATACTGCAACACAGTTTATTGATGATGATGGTAGTGGTGTTGTTAGAACGTATAAAGTTATTGCGACACAACGTGTCTATACAAACTTAAATGCCGGAACTATTAATTATGAGACTGGCGAAATTATTATTAACAACTTGAACATCACTGGTACTGCGAATGGTGATGGTACAATTGATTTATACACAATTCCAAATTCAAATGATATTGTGCCTGTTAGAAATCAGTTGATTTATATTGATATGGCAAATTCAGAAATTCAAGGTATGACAGATAACTTCGGAACAACACCATCAGCTGGTTCTCACGCAATCGTTGGTTCGTTTGGTAGTGGTACAGGCGGTTCAGTTGTTGGAGCATCAAGCACAACTTCTTCTGGTTCGTCAGCAACAATGACTACATCTGCAAGTAGTTCTTCTTACGGAATCTAATGGGTATATAAATGTCTGGCAACTCAGATAAATTAAACAACAAAGTCTCGCCCCATATTAATGACCAACTCCCTGGCTTCGTCAAGGAGGATCATCCCCTATTTGTTACGTTCTTAAAACATTACTATCAATTCTTAGAAGCAGGGGAGTTGACGCTTGGTGGTTCGAATGACTTTGTAATCCAAGAAACAAACACAGTTAATTATCTTCTCAACGAGAATGATGATTTTCTTGTTTTGGAATCTTCGACAGGTAAGTTTCAGGCAGGCGAAATAATTCGTGGTGAGCAATCTGGTTACACTGCAACCATTCTTGTTGATGATTATGATGGAACTAAAAGACTTTTCATATCTTCTCAACAAAAGTTTATTACTGGTGAGAATGTTGTGGGACAGAGCTCTGGTGCGAAAGCTCCAGTTGTTTCTTATCGTGCAAACCCTATTCAAAATATTCAACAGTTGCTTGCATATGCAGATGTTGATAATACTGTATTCTCATTCTTAGAAAAATTCAAACAAGCATTAATGGAGTCTCTGCCAGAAACTCTAGCAGATGAGATTTCAAAACGAAAACTTATTAAGAACATCAAAGACTTGTATGAAGCAAAGGGTACTGAAGAGGGACACAAACTCTTCTTCCGTATTCTATTTGATGAAGAGGCATCTCTTGTTTATCCTAGAGAAAATGTTCTTCGTGTTTCTAACGGACAGTGGTCTGATGACTTCGTTATGCGTGTTGTTGAAAACGGAACATCAAACTTCTCTGAACTAATCGGTAGAAGAATTACTGGTTCTGATTCAGAAGCATCTGCCGTTGTGCAAACAATCGTTAAGTATAAATCTGGTAACGTTCTTGTTGCAGAACTTAACTTGGATAGAAACACAATTACTGGTGACTTTGTAATTGGCGAAACTGTTACTGGTATTTCTAATGTAATCGACCAAAAGATTTCTGCAACGGTATCTGGTATCGTTGATGAAGTTCAGATTATTGATGGTGGTAGATACTATGACGTTGGTGATGTTGTTACGTTTGAAAAATTAGGCTCGGTTGGTGTACAGGGACAGGTTTCTCAAATTGGTTCTGGTAGTATTGACCATATTACTTGCTGTGCTGGTGGTACTGGATATACCTATGACGATCTTGTAGTTGTTAATAATGCAAACACAAATGGTGTTGGCCTTGCTGCAAAAATCTCTGTACTTGGTGGTTCTTTTGAACTTGAAGAGAACACTGATCCAGACAACTTCCACTTAGAAGATGATACTGATATTCGTATCATTGTAGATCATGGCGACAAACTTATCTTTGAGGATGGTAGTTATATTGGTTCTGAAGAATCAGAACTTTACAGTATTCTTATTGATGGTACAAATGCTCTTGGTGCAGACAGTGGAGATCAGATTTTACTTGAGGATGGCAACAGACTTGTTTCTGAATTTGCCCCATCTGACTTCCAGCTGCTTCGTGAAGAGTCTGCTTCTTACTTCATGCAACAAGAAGTTTCAACTGGTAAACTTGATAGACTTGTATTTGAAGATGGTGGACAGATTATCATTGAAGAAGAAACCTTTAATGATTTGGGCGTTCCATCTGAGATTGGTGCGATTACAAAGATTACTGTAACGAACCCAGGCCTTGGATATACAAAACTTCCAACTATTTCTATTGACACCTCAACTGGTTCTGGTGCATTGAACTATGCTGTATCAGAAAGTGGTGTGGGTAGAATCCTTGGTGTGAATATTACAAACTTAGGTTTGGAGTATACAGGTGCGCCAGATGTTTCATTCTATAAAAAGGTTGTTGTTAGAAGTGTCTCTGGTTCATTCTCTGTTGGTGATACCTTTACATCTCATACTGCAACTGTGGTTTCATTTGACCCAGTTCAAAGTCTATTAGAACTTAACACTCCAATTGAACACTTCATTCGTGGCGATGTTCTTGTATCTGCAACGGGCGCAACTGCAACTGTGGTTGACTGTGGTCACGCTGTTGGTTCAACCAGAATTGTTGCAGTTGGTAATAGTGGTGGTGTCTTTATTACAGACAGAGGTAAAGTTTCTGAAACCTCTATGAAGGTTCAAGACTCATTCTTCTATCAAGATTACTCATACGTTGTTCGTGTTGGACAATCTATCAACCAATGGCGTGACAGTGTTAAGCGTTCTATCCACCCAGGCGGCTGGAACGTATTTGGTGAAGTTTCGTTTGCAACATCATTTGCAGATGCACAACTTAACTCTTTGAGAATTCGCAACCCTGCCGCAGGCGATGTTATTGATTACATCGGTGATGATAGATACACACCAGAACTTGCATCTATGTTCGAAACTCTATTCACTGCCGTCTTTGGTAGAAGATTGGGTACTAAGACAGATGGTACGGTTATTCGTTCGGCAGAAGATTATAATCTGCTAGAAGACAATGACTTCTTGCTATTGGAAACTGGTGACAAGTTTATTATCTCTATTCCAAATCCACAACATGAAAATTATGTTGATGGAAAACTTCCAAAGACTGGCAGACTCAGTGGAGACAAGCACAGAGATGTGACACTGACTTCTTTCGTGTCTGTCAGAATGGATGGTGGTAGACTCGGACAAACTCTAAATGTTCTTGGGCCAACACTAGACTTGTTGCCCAAGTATGCATTCAGTCAACCTCCAGTGGATACTTACTCTATTACTGCTAATTATCCAGGCATATATAGAGAGATAAGGGGAGACTCGAATCACCAGTGGAGAATCGATCAGTTTGGTGGTGTTAAAATTAGTGATGTGTCTGTTCGTTCAAATTCAACGGGCAGAGGTGATTTCTCTGACACAACCGACCCAACATTTGATAATAATACTCACTTTAATGCATTTGATGAGACTAATATTATTATTCCATTGTCTGCCTACAGAACAAAGATTAATGTCCCGCCGCCTGGCGAAATTGTCGTAAGCAAGGGTCTATTAATCAATGCATATGATAATACTTTCATATCATTTGATAATGTATATAATAACTTTAGTGAAGCATTGTCCTTTGGTGATGATAGATTCGATTCTAATCTTGCTACATTTGATGAAGCAGATTGGAAAGCAGACAACAGTATTATCAAGTTTGACACGGATCAATATACATATGATCCAGTTACATTTGATGAAGTTGTCTATCCTCGTGCAACGGCAGGCGCACTCTTTACATCATTCGATGAGGATGGTGTGAGATTTGATAATCCATTCCAAACTATGGATTTTGGTATATCAACAAAATTATTCTCGTCAATTGATAATTCATTTGATGTTAATACAATCACTCTTGACGAAACTGTATAAATAACAGTGTAATAAACTTTATAGGAGAAACCAGAAATGGCATATCAAGCAATCAATCGTGGTACATCTGCGAATGACGGTACTGGTGATGACCTTCGCACTGGTGCGGGCAAAGTCAACGCCAACTTTGTAGAATTCTACACATACTTGGGTAACGGTTCAGTAATTTCATCTGACCCAGTAGTTACTGAAACTGCAACTCAGACACTCACCAACAAAACAATCACAGGCACATTTACAGGTAACATCACAGGTAACGTTACTGGTAATGCCGACACTGCAACTGCACTTGCGGCCGCAGTCACAATCGCAGGCAAAACTTTCGATGGTACTTCAAATGTAATCATCAATGCGGCAGATTTGGGTGACTTGGATCAAGCACTTGCAACAACAGACTCACCAACATTTGTTAATGTAACATCTGACTTGACAGGTGACGTAACTAGTGATATCACTGGTAACATTACTTCAGCAGGTACATCAACTTTCTCTGGTACTGTTGATTTT